ACAGGGAGCATTTGATAGATACAATCAACAACACAAATTAAGACCTGATACAAAGGTAGTAGTTGCAGGTAGAGTAACAACTGCAGGTAGAGCATCTCAAAATTCTCCTACTACAGTTAAAGGAACATCGGTTTTTGGTAGTAATAATAAATTAGAACCAATTATTAAACACATAGCAGATTTAACCGATGAAAACGACCATAATGGTGCAGTGATGGCATTGGCTAAATTGACGGGAGATAAATCATACATTGAGCAAATGCAAAAAATTCAAAGGTATCACGAATTAAAAGGTCATATGCCACAATCTTTAATTAAATATAGAACTGCAATTATGAATAACTTATTAACACAGGTTCAAAGTAAATATGGTAATAAGGTTGCACAACAATTACATAACGCATTTTAATAAAAATAGATGTCAATAAATTTCCAAGAAATCCTTAAAGAATTAGAATATCGTGTAGAACATGGTATTATTGATTTAAATAAAGAGGAACAAGTTACAACATTAGCAGAAATACTTAAAGAAAATGGTATTCCTGATGCTAATCAAATGGCACAAAAGGCAAGAGTATATTTCAGTTATATAAACGAAGCAAGTTTAGATGAGAAGTTACCTACTATGTCTGCAAAACCAAAGAAGAACCCTTCAAATGGTGGAGCAGCTGCAGGACAAAAACAACCAACTGCAAAACCACAATCGTCCGACTCATTAGCATCAAAGGAAGCACATAAGTTGGGATTGGTATCAAAAGGATATGGAAGATGGGCAAAGACCAAAGACGGGCCCGTAACATATATGACCGACAAAGAAACAGGAAAATTAGTTCCAGTTGGTGTGGCAGATGAACCCGGAGCAGGAAAAACAGGAGGAGCAGGAAAAGCGGGTGATAAAAAAGATGCAGGGGTTGGAGTAGCAGGTGGTGCAGCAGAAAAACCAAAACCAAATATTTCTACTGCTGATTTTAAAAGTGGTGCAGAAAAAAGAGCAGCAAGAGCAAATCAGATTGATAAACACGACGCAGGATTATCAGCAGCATCAGAATACTTTAAAGATAAAAAATATAAAAATAGTAATGGAGATGAAGTTTCATTTGACACTGCTATAAATTATAACGAACCACAAGATAAAGCACATGAAGCGGCAATGGATGACTTTGAAGCATTCTTAAACGCAAATCAAGGTGAATATGGTACATTAGAAAATCCAAAACAACCAGACCAACAAACCGAACAAGAACCCAAAGAATACCAACCAACAGAAACTCAAGCTGCAATATTTAAAGGTAGAAAAGCAGAGTTATTAGAAGTTATTCAAAAAGGATTCTTAGGTGGTGAAAAGAAAATTACTTCTGGTGTAGGAGCATTTGAACCAGATGAAGAACAATTGCAAGCATTGGTAGATATAACTAAAAAACAATTAAAAAATCCAAACTATAAATTAAAACTTCCAAGTTATAAAATTGATGATAATGATATAGATTTGGCATTGGGTGTTATACAAAAAGGATTGGGTGGAGAAGCTTATCAAAAATGGGTAAAGCAAGTAACTAATGCAGGAGCAGTTGATTCATTTTTAACAAGTGGAACTAAGCCAGGTTCAAATGGATACAACAGATTTAGAGCAATTGTTAGAAAGTATATGGAAACGGGAGGAAGAAGTGCTGTAACAGGTAAATTTGTTCCATTTAACAGAATGCAATTAGACCACCATATTCCATTTGGTTCAGCAGCAGAAGCAGTTAAAGATAAAAAGAGAAAAGGAATCAAAACAACGATAGAAGCTGAAAAAGCTAGATTGGATAGTGCACCTAACTGGGATTTAATGGAAACTGCTTTAAATCAATTCAAAAATTCTTTAGAAGGAAATGATTTGATTAAAAAGGCAATGAAGAGATTGAGCATGAATCCTGATGAAAAAGAATTGAAAAAAGTAAGAGAGGAAATTAAAACATTGGGTAGAACTCAATTGTTTGATAATTTAATTAATTCATTTGGTAAAGGTGATTATAGTGGATTTAATCAAGAAACACTTGGAAAATTAAATGCAGAAGATTTACAAATGGTTGCAAAAGCTTGGAATTATTGGCATCCTGATATTAAACAAAATGATACTAAAAACTTTGCAGCAGCCGACCCCAATTATTTAGCTAAATTAAAAAAAGCAGGAATTGATATTCAAAAGAGAGACCCAAGTTTTGTTGTTAGATATAAAGCACAAGTTGGTGGTTCTAGAACAAGGTCACAAGCTAAAAAACCTGAATTGATGAGAGCTGATTTATATAATGGTATGAAAAAAGCTAAAATTGGTTTATCTAAAAAAGAATCAATAGGAACTGATACTTCACTTGCAAAAGCAATTCTTTCAGTTGAAAAGAAATCTAAAGAATTAATAAATAGAGAAAAAGAACTTAAAGCAAGATTAAAATCATCCAACACCAAACGATAATGAATACACAACTACTTTGCCTTTTTACGACAAAGGAGGAATTAGATAAATCGGTTAATTTTATATTAACAAACTATACTCTAACTAACCCAAATGTTTTCATTTTAGAAAGTAAAGTGAGACCCGAAGAGGCATTTATTACTTTTAATGTTGAAAAGGGTTCTAATGCAATCCCTTCGGAATGGAAAACTATTTTAGTACATAGAAAAAAACAATCTAATTCAATATACACTATTAATGCTTTAAACGAAGTAGTTAAATCAAAAACAGGTGGCATGTTGGATAATTCTTATATGATTGATTGGGAAGAATTTAGAAATTGTATCTTAACAACATCTAATACAGGATACAAAATGATACCTACAAAAGTATTTAAATCTTTTAATACTCAAAATTTGGAGAATTAAATAATTTTTCTTATATTTGATTTATGTCAATGAGAAAACGATTTAAACCAATTCAAATAAACGCAGACGAACCTTCGGACATTTTTGAACTTAATAGAAAAGAACTTGCAAAAGCAATCGTAGATGGTATTGCATTCGGAATACGAAATAAAAAGAAGAGAGTTGATTTCGCAAAAGTCTTAATCAAAGAAGTTATAGTTATTACATTATCAATTGATAGTAGAGAATTTACAGAATTATTAGACGAACAATTACAAATCCTTATTGACTTTGAGGAGTATGAAACTTGTGCTCTTGTAGTAAAATTGAAAAACAAATTAGAAACAATAAAAGAATAAGTTATGGAAAATTTAGATATTTACGAAACCTGTGTTATGTGTAGTAAAAAAACTACTATATTAAAAACTACTCATGTCGATTTTAGATATGGTTATGTAGAGGGAGCAGGACAATTGTGTAGAGAATGTTATTTAGGTGAAAATAGAAACTTAATAACGGTAGAAGGTAGGACAATTTTAGATACACCAAATGATTCCGAATTAGGAGCAAAGGTTAGACAAATGTATTGGGATAGTAAAAAATAAGTTATGGTTGCAAAGAAAAAAGAAGAAGCTGAATTTCATATTGGAGATGGAAAGCATCTTACAATGAAACAAACAACAACGGTTCATATGAAAGACCAATTAAGATTGATGACTGGTGATACAAAAAGTATAGCATTAGATGTTGAAATAAAAGCAGACTTTGAAAAAATACCACCACATTATCATCAGTTATTTATGCAGATGATGCAAGTAAGATATGGTGGATTGGTAAATATTTGGGATAATACTCAACCTTTCACACCACCTGAAAAACAAAAGAAAAAATGGTATCAAATATGGAAATAAAGGAAATGGTGAATGGCCCTCAACATTATGGGGGAGTAGACAATCCATACGAAGTAATTAAAGTATGTGAAGCGTGGGGATTAGACAAAGATGCTTACTTATTCAATGTAGTCAAATATGTTGCAAGAGCAGGTAAAAAAGACCCTAAAAAAGAACTGGAAGACCTAAAAAAAGCTATATTTTACCTAAATCGCAAGGTTGAAAACCTCCAAAAATAAATTTGGTAATATCAAAAAATAGTCGTATATTTATAGTAATAAAAGATGAAAAAGTTATATTTAGATATAGGAATATATCGATATAAACCTCAACTTTAAAAACAAATTTTTAAACCCTAAAAACAACAAAACAATGGACATTTCATTGGCACTAAAGAGATTTAGCTCTTTACAAAACAACACTAAAAAGTCGGATTCAATTTTTAAGC